TTCGAACCCCGGACCTACTGATTAAGAGTAAGGGCACTTCTCATAGATTTCATGGCGCTACTATCCGGTCTCTCGCGCCGTCATTGTAACGCCGCTCTGCCGCAGCGCCATCCGCCAGACGCCGCGGGCGGTCGCGAAATACGCGCCCGCGTTGTCGGCCCAGGTCAGGGTCCAATCGCGGTTCGGATGGTCCTGCGCGCCCTTCGAGTAGCCACGATGCCCGTGGCGGGTGCGGTAGAGGAAGTCGGTCACGCCGCGCTCGATCCGGCCGGCGATCGCCTGCCAATCGGCCGCGGCGGTATCGACGACCCCCGTGATGCAGGCCGCCGCCACCAGCGCGCCCTCGGCCGCCCAGCCGTGAAATGCATAGACGGCCTCGCTGCGGAGCGCCGGGTTGCCGCCGCCGCCGCCATCGGCGTCGTTGAGCTCGGCCAGCATGCCGACCTGGCCGCCGTTCGGCAGCCCGGCCCAGGCGCTCTTGTCCGTGGTCCCGTCCGGCAGCCGTGAGCCGAGGACGGCGCGCAGCTGCGTCTCGTCGATGCCGCTGAGCGGGCTCGAAACCTTGAGCCCGTAGCCGACGCTGTCCCATGGCGCCGGCCCGGTTTCGCGGCCGGGCAGCGGCGACCCGGCATAGGTCGACGGCCCGGGCGCGATGGTCCGGCTGAACATCCGCGTCACCTCGGCCACGAAAGCCTGATGGCCCTGCGCCAGCGTGTAGGGCCCGCCCTCGCCGATCGCCCGGTAGATCCCGCCGGGATGGCCGTCGCGCAGCGCCGCCATCAGCTGCGCCTCCGACGGCCCCGGCGCGAAGTTCAACATCACGCCCGCGCCGTACTCGGCCTGGAGCTGGGCGACGGTCCAGTCCTGGGCATACGATTTGTAGAGGTGCCCGAGGTTGCCCGCCGCCAGCACCTCCGCCGCGAACGCCGCCCGGTCGAACGTCGTCAGAAACACCTGGAGCGACGTCCCCTGCATCCGCAGGAAGCCGTCGACGACGAAGGGGATCAGCCGCGGCGGCGCCGAGTAATTCGGGACCGACCCGCTCTGACCCTTGAAACCCCTCACGGTGCGCTCGCGCCCTGACAGCGCCCCGGTCACATAGGGATTGACAGCCGAGACGATCCAGCACGACCCGAGCGCCAGGCCTTTCATCACCAGATCGCAGCGCGTCCGCTCGGCCACCGTCAGCGCGCCCCAGAGCGACGGCGTCGCGCGCAGGACGGCGATCGCGCCGCAGGCGTTCGCCTCGTGCTGCGCGTTGTAGCCCGAGCGCCCGCCCGGGGCGCGGTTGCCGGTCAACCAGTTCCGGACGTGCTCGAGCAGCCGCTCGCCGCCGGTCTTGCTGCCGATGCGCCGCGTCTGCCCGGCATAGGCCTCGCAAGCCAGCAGCACCGGCGGGCAGTGGGCGAACTGATCGGCATAGCCCACGCCCTCGTTGTCGGTGTTCCCGCCGTTGACCTGGTAGGCCGCCAGAGGCGCGGCCATGGCCCGCTCGAACTCGTCGGCCTCGGGCGTCCAATAGGTCTGCATCGCCGTGACCGGCGCGGCGGTCACGCGGTAGCGCACCGGGGTGCGGATCACGAGCTCGGGCATGCCCGGCGCGGTGGCCCGCCAGGTCGGATGCACATGCTCATCGACCGCACCGGTCACGGTCGGCCAGGTCGCATCGGTCCGCAGCAGGGAGCCGCCCGCGGCGGCGGAATAGACCTCGAACGTCAACACGGCCGTCACGCCGGCCGGCGCGGTCGGCAGCGGCGTCTCGTCGATCGTCACCGCGGCGCCCGTGATCCAGGTCGACGTGACCCTGAGCGCGCCGGTGTACTGGATCGCGGCGGGCGGCGGCGGCGTCGAGGACGGGTCGCCCCAGAGCAGGTGGCGGCGGGTCCAGAGCCCGCGCTGCGACGCGCTGACGGCGCGGGCCATCAGGCGGATCTGATCGACCGCCGGCGCGCCGAAATCCGCGGTGCGCAGCGCGACCGTGGCCGATCCGCCCGGCTGGCAGTCGACGGTGATCGTCCGCCCGCTGTCGATCTCGCGCAGCTCGGCATGGGTCGCCCAGGCCGGCACGGTGATCGTGACGGGCAGTGCGCCGCCGACGGCCGCGCCGGCGACGATCGCGGGCACGCCCGCCGGCGCGTCGTCGTCGGCGCAGACGACGCCGGCGGGCGTGCCGCCGACGCCCACGATCGGCTCGTAGCGGCCGTCGACGACCAGGATCTCGACAGCCATCAGCCCGGCACCTCGACCCAGGAGAACGAGATCCACGCCGCGGAGGTCTGCGCGATCGGCGCGGGCGTCCAGTCGGTGACGCCCTGCGGCGCGCGCCAGCTGGCGAACGACCAGCCGCTTGCGGCGTCGGCCCCGTTGATGCCGGTCGCCCCGGCGGGGATCGCGCGCGTGGCGAGAGCGCGGGCCGTGGCGCCGAACACCTGCGCGCCGGCCGGCAGACCGGTCCATTGCGGGAACGTGAGCGAGCCGTCGGAACCGACCTGGCTGGCGGAGGCGTAGAGCGCGCCGATCGTGCCGCCGCGATAGGCGACCGGCAGCGTCCGCGTGGCGTTGGTGGCGGCTCCCGTTCCTCCGAAGGCCCCGGCGACATGGGTCTCGATCCGGGCAGCCCGCATGGCGCAGCCAGTCCCGGGGACGTTGGCGTAGCCGTTGTAGCCCTTGCCTGCCGGCGCGGCGCCGATCGACGTCCCATCGGTCCTGAACCAGACGACCATGCCGCGGTCGGTCGTCGCCATGACCGGGCTGAACCCGCCCGCCTGACCGCCGGAAGCCGCGCTCGAGGCGAGGACGCTGACCGGAACCTGGCCCATGCGGCCGGCGTCGATGGCCTCGACCAGCCCGAAGTCGGCCCGCGCGTCGATGCGCAGCAGGCCGACCTGGCCGTAGGGCAGCGTCAGGTCGGCCGAGCCGGCGCGGTAGCGCAGAGGCAGGCGCGCGGGGTCCGCGGCCGCACGGGACAGGACCAGCGACGGCTCGCCGACCGAGCGGACCTCGAGCTCGAGCTCGTGCACGCCGCCGCGGGCCAGGAGGTTGCTGTCCGTGATGCGCGCCACGGCCGCGGCGACGTCGGCGGTGGCGTCGAACCGGATGCGCCGCGAGCGGTTTCCCGCGCCCTCGGCGGGCCCGGGCCAGTCGAACGCGGCGATCCCGCCGGCGACGACGCCGGCCCGCTGCTCGCGCAGCCAGCGCTCCAGCGCCTCGCCCTGGCCGCGCTGGTTTGCGGCCTGCCCGGACAGGAGCTGGTAGATCGTCGCGGCGGCGACCGGCAGAGCCGGCAGCTCCCCGAAATCACCGGCGATGTTGGCGGCGATGTTGCCGGCCTGCACGCGAGACTGGAATGCGACCATCAGAGGTCTCCCTGGATGCCCGCGGCCCAGGCGCGGATGGCTGTGAGTTCCCCGGCGTCGGGGATGCGGCCCATGACCAGTAGCGCGGCGAGATGCGACGCCGGCATGTGCGTGGCGTTGGTCCAGAGCGAGACGTAGCCGAGCGGATCGAGGGCCCGCGGCGTCGTCACGCTCGCCGGTTCAGTGGCGACGCCGTCGCGGCGGCCCGTCACGGTGTCGCCGGCGACGGTGAGCTCGAGCACGCGCCAGTCGGTGGTCATGCTGCCGATGCCCCAGCCGGCATAGTCGTCGCCGCCAGCCGCCGCGCCCATGCCCTGGCTCTGCGTCCAGCCGTTGACCGTGAGCATCGCCGTGTCGCCGGCCCACCACATCCCGCCGGCCACCTCGTGCAGCGCCAGCAGCGGGTCGGTGACGCCGGTTCCCGGGGCCGCGGGCACGCGATAGACGGCGATCATGTAGACGGCAGGGTCGGTCAGCGTGCCCTGGGTATGCTCGGCCGTCAGGGTCCTGTAGCCGCCGCTGGCGGCCGGCAGGGCCGGCGACCAGGTGACGCCGGTCGATCCCTCGGCGGTCACGACCGCGAGCGCGTCCTCGGGCAGCGCCGAGCCGACATAGACCGACGCCTGCGCCTCGGCCTCGTCGTGGGCGTTGTTGTCGGCCGTGCAGGTCAGCACCAGCGCGCCGGTCGCCGGGGCCGTCCAGGTCAGGACGCCGCCGGTGGCGACGACGTCGTCCGTGACGTCCACGCCATCGAGCGTCAGAGACCAGCCGCTCGTGATCGGCGCCGTGCCCGCCCAGGTCGCGAGCGTCAGGGTGTAGACCGTGCCGACGTCGCCGCTCGAGGGGCTGATGCCCGGCGCGGTCGCGACGCTGACCGGCGTGGCGGTCGGGTCGAGGTCGACGCCGTGAACGTAGCCCGGCTCGCCGACGATCGACCCGCCCATGCCCGCGCGCTGGTAGGTCGTGGCGATCTCCCAGGCGACGCTCCACCAGTAGTCGCGCAGCGCCGCGTTGTAGCCGGCGGGCACGTAGAAACCCGGCGTCTCGGCCGGGTTGACCTGGTAGATCATCGCAGCGGCAAGGCAGGCGAGGCCGTAAGTGGCGGTCTCGTTCGGGTGGATCGTGTCCGGCGGGGCGAGATAGAGATCCTCGATCACCGAGATGGTCGGGATGCTCGACGTCCCGAGGTCCGCCCAGACGCGCATCCAGAGGCGGTGGAACGGCAGCACCCAGATGCGATAGTCGGCCGGCAGGCCGTGTTCGCGGCGCATCCGGGCGGCCGCGTGGTCGGCCATGAAGTGAAAGACGCGCTCGTACTCGACCAAGGCCTCTGGGGCGTCCATGCCCCAGCTCTCGACGCCGGTCGTGTAGGTGTTGATCGTGTGGAGGATTGTCTCCGCGCCGCCGGCTCGACCGTTGAGGTGGGCGTTCTCCGCGAAATTGAACAGCATGTTCAGGCTGACGGCAAAGTCGGGCCTGTCGGTCGGCACGTCCGGGCGACGCGGCGGCCCGGCCTCGGTAATGACCAGAAGGTCAAAGTCTTCGATGTCCGTGCGGCTGTCGGCCACGATGTCGGGATCGCCGGGCTCCTGCCGGTTGTTCCAGCGCCAGACGAGCGCCGACCCCGCGACGGTGTGCTTGCGATTGCCGCCTGCGCCGGCGAACAGGCTGTTGCGGATCGCCAGCCAGCACCCGCCGAACCCCGCTCCGTTGAAAGCCCAGGCGTCGGTCAGGCTGTGACCAGACGCGATGACCCAATCGGCGCCGACGCTGGCGGCGCGCAGCATGGTCGGCGGAGCCACCGCGCCGTAGCCGTCGGTGATGATCTCCCCGCTGACCGCGTCGGTGATCGGCTCGCCGCTGACCGCGTCCGTGATCGGCTCCGCGGGCGCGACCGTCGCCGCGACGGCCGAGCCGAGCGCCGCGGACCCGGGCCGGCCCTCATGGCCGAGCGCCCGGACGCTGACCGCCACGAGCGCGCCCGGGGCGTGCCCGCCGGACACGACCACCCGCGGCAGCGTCGGGCCGTAGTCGGCCCATGCGCCGCCGGCGACGCTGATCTGGTAGCCGGTGATCGCGCCGAGGCCGTCGCCCCAGCTGGGCCCGTCGCCGGCCGAGCCGGGCGCGGCCAGGATCGTCACCTCGATCTCGCCGGACGCCGCGCCAGGCAGGACGAACCAGGCCGGCGCGCCCGGGCCAGCCGCCGCCGGCGGCGACCAGGCGTCCGCCTGCAGCGTGCTGACCTGGCCGGTCCGGCCGGCATAGCCGAGAGCGCGGACGCGAATGACGTCGCCGATCAGGCCGGGGAACGAGAACGTCCCGCCGGCCGCGCCGACGCTGGCCCAGGATCCGAACGCGATGCTGACCTGATGCCCGGTGATGACGCCCAGCCCGTCGTCGCGGACGGGCCCGTCGCCGGCATCCAGGGGCGGCGAGAACGTCAGCGTCACGACGCCCGCCTCGCTCGCCGCGGCCGTCAGGTCGGAGACCGGCCCCGGCCGGCGCGGCCCGAGGACCTGGCCGCCGCCGACAGGGCCGCGAAACAGCGCCTCCCACCGCCCGGAGGGCGGGGCGCGGCGGAAGGAGCTGGCCGGCAGGAACATGCGCTCAGGCCTCGGGCGTCAGCGAAAACCGCATCGGCCGCAGGGCGCGCACCCAGAACCGTTCGCCCTCGAGCGGCGCGGCCCGCACGGCCTCGGTGGCGCGGCAGGCATGCCCGTCGATCTCCGGATCGGTCGGCGCCGTCGCCCCGTAGCAATAGGTCCAGTTGTCGTTGCCGCTGACCAGGTAGACGTCCGGCCCCTCGACCATCTCGCGCCAGACGCCGACATGCGCCGCGGCGATCACGAATTTTTCGGTGGCCATCAGCGCCCCCCTTTCAGCGTGGCGATTTCGCTCGACTTCTCGGCCGACCCGCGCGACGACCCCAGCCAGTAGGCGACCCCGGTCGTGAACGCGCCCAGCAGCGCCCCCAGCACGATGTCCGCGGCGCGCTGGTTCGCGGCCGGGATCTCGACCAGGAACAGCCCGGCCAGCAGCGCGGCCACCGTGGCGGCCAGCGCCAGCGTCAGCACGGCCGGCATCCAGTGCCCGCGATGCGCCTCGCGCGCCTGGCGCAGGTCCTCGGCCGCGATGCGCTGCGCCTCGAGCGCGGCGGCGCGGTCACGTTCGCGCTCGGCCGCCTCGAGCTCGACCAGCCGCAGCATCAGCTCGGGGTCGCCCGCGGCGACGGCCTGGGCGAGCACCGCGGGATCGTCGGCGACGCCGGCGGCGGCCGCCACCTTGCGGCCGATCGCCGCGCCCGCCGGGCCGCCCAGCTGCGCGCCGAGGATCGGCAGGCCGATCCCCGCCAGCGTGCGCCCGAGCGCCTTCCAGTCCGTCATGCCGGCCTCCTCTCGATCCAGTCGGCGACCCGCCGCCAGGCGGCCATGTCCGCCTCGGTCGGGCTGTCGGCCATCCAGCCCGCCAGCGCGGCCAGCGCGGCCGTCTCCGCCGGGGGCAGTGTGGGGGAGGCTGCGGGAGCAGGTGCGACTCCAGCCCCCCAGCCAGCGGCGCGCAGCGCGTCCTCGAACTGCACGGCGATCGCGGCGATCACCGCGGCCTTGTCGCTTCCGTTGATGATCCGCCGGTCATCCTCGTAGCCGGGCGTCCGCGCCGCCTCGGCCGAGCTGACGCCGGTGAACCAGCCGCCCCGCATGCCCTGCACCAGGATGCGCGCGGCGACGGGCAGCTGCAGGGCGAGGTCGGGCTGCTCGAGGAGCGGCAGGGACAGCTCTCGGCCGGCCCGGCCGTAGTTGTCGCGCCCGGTGATCTGCGCCAGGCCACGGCCGCGATAGGTCCAGCCGTCGTCGCTGTCGGGCCGGTTGCCCATGCGGCCATTGTAGACACGGTTGGCGAGGCCCCGCGGGTTGCGGGCATAGGGCGCCGCGGCGGCGTCGGTCGGGAACCGGCTCGGCCAGACGGCGCGGATGCGCGCCGCCGACGAATAGAACAGGGCCTCCTCGCGAGGCTTCATGTCCTCGCCCGGCTCCCAGCGGGCGGTCGCCAGCATGTAGGCGACCTCGCGCAAGGGCGCGCCCGCGGCCTCGGCCAGGATCGCCTCGATCGCATCGACCTGGCTCTGCTTCAGGCCGGCGCGGAAGATGGAACCGCGCAGCGAAGTGAAAAGCGCGCCGCGGTTCATACGACGCTCGTCCGGTCGCGAACGTTGGGCGAGCTGGTCCCGCTCAGGAACACGGTGCCGGCGACGGCGCTGAAGGTGGTGTCGAAGACGATCGGCGCGGTGACGCCGGCGCTGGAGCTGTTGGGAATGATCCGCACGCCATAGCCGGTGACGCCGTCGACGAAGCCGGGGCCGATCCAGATGTTGCGCAGGTTCTCCGTCGGGCTGTCGATCCGGATCGCGTCGCCGCTGACCCTGTTCGCGCTGAACGACCCGATCTTGATCCGGCTCAGCGGGCCAAAAACGTCTTCCATGTGGATCGCGTGCGAGCTCGAGTTATTGATCTCGACGCTGCCGATGAACGCGTTGCTGACCCCGTTGAGATAGACCCCCACGAAACCGCACCGGGACTGCACGTCGTCGCTCTCGTATTCGCCGCGGCCGACCACCGACCCGCAGCGGAACCCGCGGACCCGCTCGACGCGCAGCACGTCCTCGTTGGTGCCGGGCGAGCTGCCCCAGGCCGCCTGGACGACGGTCAGGTTGCCGATCGAGATGTTCTCGTGGGCGTTTTCGTTGGCCTTGATCTTCAGGCCGCACTGGCCGGGATGCGAGACCAGGACCTCGCCGAGGCTGATCCGCCGGCTGCAACCGGAGGTGCCGCCGGCGATGTAGATGCCGTGCTCGGCCGCCTCGCCCACGAACACGCTCGGGATCGTCACGTCCTCGCAATCGCCGAGCCCGAGGCCGTTGTTGCCGGGCGTCGGCGTGGCGTTCGGGCTGCGCTCGCTCATGTGCACCGCGTCGACGTGCACGGCGGTCATGCGCGACAGGTTCACGCCCACGCGGTACAGCGAGCCCACGACGGGCCCGCAGGCGAACCGCGCCCGGCCGTCGCCGCGCATCACCACGTCCCAGCCGCGCGTGACGACCTGGCCGATGGTCACGTCGTCGCCGGCGATGATGATCGCGGCGTCGATGCTGTCGTTGCCGCGCTGCTGGCCGACCGACGTGCACAGGATCTCGCCGACGATGCAGCCCGCGCCGAGCGAGACGCCCCGCTCGCACAGCTCGGCCGCCTCGACATGCAGCTTGATCCGGCCGACCCGCGCGCCGGCGCCGACGGCGATCACCGCGGCGTTGCCCCAGGCGGGGCAATCGGCGCGCACGACGACGTTGATCTCGTCGACGATCGCGCCCGCGCCGATCGTCACCCGCTCCGTGGCGGTCAGGACGATCGTCTGGCCCCGCGAGGCATGGCTGACGCCGGGGGCGATCTCGTAGCCGGTCGCCGTCGTCACCGTCGACACGGGGATCGACCGGATCAGCATGCCGACGTCCGCGGCGATCGCCGCCGCCTGCTCGGCCCAGAACTGGGCCTGCGCGATCTCGCCCGCGGTCGGGCCGGCCACGAACCGCTGGCCGTCGGGGCTGGCGATCAGCGCCCGGCCGGGCCCGGGCGGCACGACCAGCGGCGAGAACGCCGATCCGACCGGCAGGACCAGGGCGCGGCCGGCCAGGGCGCGCATGTCCTGCAGCGCCTGGGTCAGGCGGTCGAGCTGGCGCTCCAGGCCCTTCTCCCGCGGGCCGTTGACGCCCTGCCATCCCTGCTCGGGCACGGTGTTGCGCACGATCGTCAGCGTGCCGCCCGCCCGCGCCGCGGCGCAGGCGGCGGACAGGGTGACCGCCCCGCCGCCTGTCAGCGCCACGGCCGGGCTGACGGTGTAGTCCGTCCCCGGCGTCAGCGTCGTGACGACGCCGGCCGCGACGACGCTCAGCGACAGCATGCTCGACGCCTGGTAGGGATGCGGGATCGCGTAGGGCCCCTGGCCGGCGATGACATAGGGCGGCGCGGGGGTCAGGACCTCGGTCGTCACGGCTGTTCTCTCCTGTTCAGGTCGCGCAGCACCTCGCGCACCTCGGTCATCAGCTCCTCGATCCGCACCATCCGGGCGTCGGACCGGGCGTCGGCCACGTCCGACGCCGCCAGCCGCGCCAGCGTGCGCGTGGCGTCGGCCTTCAGCTCCTCGATCTCGCGGGTCTGCAGCGCGTCGGAATGGCGCACGTCGCCCCAGGCGAGCGACGCCACCGCGACCATCCCGGCGAACGTCGTGATGTTCCCGAGGCTGATCTGCCAGGACCACGTGATCTGCGGTGCGTTCATCGCGCCCCCCCCATCGCCGAGGCGAGGTCGGGCGCGCGGAGATCCGTCGCGCCGCGCCCGACAAAGGTGCGATTGCCGAAATCGCGCTCGCGCTGCTTTTCCTGGCGGCTCCAGGCCAGCTCGGCCTCGGGGTCGAGGAAAGCCTGCACCTGGTCGGCGACGAGCCGGTCGAAGCCGAGGCGCGTGTACCAGAGGCTCGACCCGACGGGGGTGTTGTAGCGCAGGAAGTTCGCCGCCTCGCGGCCGAAGTTGAAGCTCTCGCCGCCCGCGAGCGCGGCCGCGCCGCGCGCGAACGGGCTGATGATGTCAGACCCCAGGCCGACGACCGGGCCGCCCAGCGTCTCGAACAGGCCGCCGCCGGCGCGGCTTGTCTCCGAGGCGAAGAAGTCCCCGAAGATGCCGAGGCCGCCGGACTGGAAAAGCGCGGCCATCCAGAACTTGCCCTCGGTCATGTCGCGGGGATCGCGGCCCTTCGCGACCTCCTTCAGCTGCACCGCCAGCGCGCCCAGGATCAGCAGCGGCGCGGCCAGGTTGGCGAAGGCCAGCGCCTTGTTCATCGGGCCCGGGATGGCCGCGATCCGGCGGTACTGGTTCAGGGTGAAGCTGAGCGCGAAGCTCTTGAACATCAGCGACGAGCGCAGCAGCTCGCCACCGACGGTGCCGGGCGACGTCCCACGCAGGAAGATCGCGCGGCCCTCGAGCGAGACCGAGGGCACGGCCAGCTCCATCATCTCGTTGATGGTCATCGACAGGCGCATCGCCAGGCCCTCGGCCTCGGCGCGCGGCAGGGCCGTCTGGGTCTCCAGCCAGTGGAACGGGGTGATGAAGGTCTCGCCGGACGCGGCGCGGAACATCGCCTCGGGCGCGCGCAGCGCGTCCCAGTCCTTGGCCGTGATGCCCCGTTCGGCCAGCACGCGGCGCAGCTGCGGGCTCATGTCGTCGAAGGACCGCCCGGCGTTCTCGGCCAGCAGGCCCGAGAACTCCATCTTGAACGCCGTGCGGTTCATGTCGGTCAGGAAGGACAGCCCCTGCACGCGCATGACGAAGCTCGACAGCTTCTGCGGCAGGCCGCTCGCCATGCTCGAGCCTAGGAACCGGCTGGTCGCCGCGCCGGCGTCGGCGAGCGAGCCGGCGACATAGCCCATGCGCGCCGCCTCGTCGCGGGTCGCGTGGCTGGCGACCAGGCGCGTGACGCGCGACAGAGTGTTAGCCGGGTTGCCGCCGATCGCGCGCGCCGCGATGCGGATCGTCGCCGCGTCGGTGACCGAGGACAGCACCGCCGAGCCGAGGCTGGACGACACGATGACGGCGCGCGTCCCGGAGAGGAAGCTGGCCCAGAACGCATTCACCGGCACGCTGGCCGATCCGTCCTGTTCGGCCAGCATCGCCTTCGCGCGCGCGGCGGCAGAATGGACAGCATTCTCCATGTCGACGGCGCGCGGGTCGCCGGCCTTGGCCAGCATGGCGGCGCGCTTCGAGGCGACCTGGTGGGCGAACTCCAGCCCGGCGCGCGGGTTCGGCCCCAGCACGCGCATCTCGGCCACGTCATGGGCGAGGCCGGAGAGGCCGTTGATCATCGCCGAGAAAGGATCGGCGCCGCCGAACTCGTGCGCGTAGTCTAGCCAGCCCTCCGGCGTGAAGTGCAGCGCCCGGTGCTCGGCGCGCTGGTTGTAGAGCGCCTTGCCGCCGGCGGTCATGCCCGGTTCCCGCGCGTTCCAGCCGCGCGTGACGACGCCGTCATAGACCTGCCGCAGGAAGGCCTCCGTCGCTTCCCGCGGCGGGACCGCCCCCTCGGCGGCGAAGGGGCGGCCGGTCTTGTGGTCCGTCATGCGCGACCAGTCGAGCTGACCCTCGATCCGCGACCGCCACGCTTCGAAGCCAGACTTGCGCAGGCGCGCAGCGTCATGGGTCTGCGGAAGGCCGTAGAAGTCGAGCTTGCCGATGTCGCCGCCATGGGCGTTGAAGGCCTGGCGCAGGAACTCCTGCGCCCGCGCCAGCGCCCCGGCAAGCTCCTTCGCCGCCGCGTCGCCGGTCGAGCGACCGAACGCCTCGAGGATCACGTTGCGGAACCCGGCCTGGTCGGTGACGCGGCTGAGCAGGTCGAGATGGTGCCTCGAGAGAACCTCGCGGATCATCGCGTTCGCATGGTCGACATAGGCCTCGGCGAGCGAACGCACCGCCTCGCCGGCCGCGCCCGATCCGGTCTGGCGCTCGATCAGGCCCTTCAGCGCGACGGCCGGATCGTCGGCCGTCATGATCGTGTGCTGGATCCGCCGCGCCGCCTGCAGCTGGTTCACGACGGCATGTCGGCGCGATCGCGCCGCGCGGCGGGTCGCCTCCTTCAGGTCGGCCGCCGCCATCGCCTGCGCCTGGTGGCGGCCCATGATCGTCTCGTATCGGGCGACCAGCTGGGCGAACTCGCCCTGCGCGGCGCGGCCGTGGCCGCGGCCGAGCTCGCCGCCGTCGATCGCCCGCTGCAGGCAGTCGTGGATGTTGCTCATGGCGTCGCCTTCTTTCCGATGCCGCAGGCGTCGAGCACGGCGACGAGCTCGTCGTCGGCGTCGAGCTCATCGAGGAGGTCGCCGGCGCGGCGGAATTCGCCGTCCGGCCCGGGCAGCAGCAGCGCCGCATCCTCGGCGTCGAACGCCTCGAGCGCGGCGCGCAGGCTCGCATCGTCTTGATCGGCGGCGTCGGAGAGCGTATCTTCCGCGTCAGGCAGGGCGGAGGCGGAAGAGGCCTCCGGGCGATCGCCGGACCTCCCCGTACTACGTCCGGCGTCCTGCCTCTTCTCGTACCCGGTCAGCAGCCAGGTCTTCGCGCCGCCATCCTGGTCGGTCAGCCTGACGACGAAGAAATCGCGATCGTTCTCGAGGCGGATGCGGTTCGGCGACCGGCTGACCACGGTGGTCGCGGCGGCGAGGCGACCCTGCAGGTCGTCGAGGATCTCCTCGTGGCGAAGCGCGATCTTCGCGATGCCGTGTCCGCTTCCCCGGCTACCGTCACCAGCCTCGCCCCAGACGAGCGATATCCGGCCAGGAACCTCCGGGTGCTCCAGCACGCCGAGCGCTTCGCCCCGCTGGTCGCGCTTCAGCCGGGCGATCGCACCTTCGGGATCGCCCTCATAGCCCCGGAACACCGGGCCGAACGGCCCCATTTCGGCCCGCAGATCTTCGGTCGCGACCAGGTCGGCCGCCTCGGCCTCGGGGCTTGACGCGCCGTCGGCAAACGCCCCTTCGGGCAGATCCGCGCCGCGCACGGGCGACCAGCCCTCGAAGCTCTTCACCGGAGCGCGCGCGAAGTCGGCGGGCAGGTCGCCGAAGACCCGCGCGTCGAGGTCGCGCAGGATGCGCGCCACCGGAACCGCGCCGGCCATGTCGCCGATCCGCCCGAGCTCGCGCGCCTTGCCTGCATAGGTCTTCAGGAAACCCGCGATCTCGTCGGCGGGCACGGCGCGCCCCTCCGGGTGGAACTTGCGCACCAGCGCGGCGGTCAGCGGGCTGATCGCCCCATCGAGAAGATCGACCGCACCCAGCAGATCTTCGACCATGGCGCCGACCTCCTTGCCGAACCGCGCCCCGATCTCGCGCGCCTCGGCGATCAGCCTCATCGCGTCGAGAACCTCCCCGCCGATGTCGTATTCCGGCGCAACCAGCGCGGCCTCGATGTCGGCGCGCAGAGCGGCCCAGTCAGGCGCGGCCGCCTGCAGCGCGCCAAGCAGCGCCCGAAACTCGCCGGCCTCCTCGCTGTCGATCGCGCGCGCCGCAAGGTCCGGCGCGTCCCAGGCGCGGGCGAACAGCGCGTTCTCCACCAGACGCCGGCCATCGGCGTTCAGCGCGCCCTTGCGGCCGACCAGGCGATTGACCTGGCTCGGAGGCAGAGCCGAGAGAAGAGAGCGTACGAACCCGCGGTTCGCATCGTGGCCGACCCCGCGGGAAAGGTCTGCCGTCGCCAGCCGCGACGTGGTCAGCTGGCGCGCGACGACGCGAGCGGCTTCGGCCGGCGACAGCTCGGCGACGCCGGCGTCGTTGGCCTCGACCGCGAACTTCACGCGGTCGGCATGGGGGCGGTCGGGAGCGCGGCCGACGACGACGGGGTTCTCGATGCCCGCCGGAACCTCGACGCCATTCTGGTCCGCCCAGTCGAGCACAGCCTGGCGATACGCTGCGGCGCGGTCGGTTCCCTCGCCATAGGCGATGCGCAACGCGCCGACGCGGCCGTTGCCGCTTTCCACCACATCGTCAAAGCCGACGATTGGCGCGCCCCGGTCGGCATAGGGGCCGGGCATCAGCAGCGCCGGATCGAGCGCCGCGGCGATCGAGCGGATCTGCGCGTCCGACCGCGTCTCCGCGCGGTTGCGCCACTGCAGGTCGCCGGTCGCCGGCTTCAGCGAGGCGAGGTCGACCACCTGCCACTCGACGTCAACGCGCGTGCCCTGCGCCGTCGCCACCTGGTTCGGCGCGGTGTAGCCGCGGCTGGTCGTGGTGGTGTCGACGAAGCGCCCGGCGCCGACGGAGGGATGCGCCTTCGACGGCACGCCGACGACGTCTGCGGCCCAGTCGGGCACGCTGTCGCGGCCGTAGGACGGGCCCCAGGCGCGTTCGCCGCCGACGTCGAAATGGAGCGAGTTGGCGTAGACGCCGACGCCGCGGAACCCCGCCGCCTTCGCGCGGACGATCAGGTCGCGACGCTCCTCGATCGACAGGTCGGAAACATCGATGTCGAAGGCCGTCCCCTGGATATGCTGGCTGCCCTTCGCGCCGCCGACGCGGGCGTTGCGGGCCGGGTCGCGGAACGCGCTGGTCACGTTCAGCCGCCGGCCGATGTCCGCCTCGAGGCGGTCCAGCGCCGCCTCGGCGTCGAAGGTGACGCCGGGCATCGCGCCCCGATCCGGCAGCCGCCCCTGCTCGAGGTCCTTCACGGCCGAGGAAATCCGCGTTGCGTGCTCGGCCTCGGTTCGCGCCGGGGGACGGCTGGCCGCCGAGGACTGCCCGCGCGCCCGGACATACCCGGCATAGCGCGCCGCGCCGGCGACGAGCCCGCCAAGCCCCGCGCCAAGGACGCCGGCCGTCGCTATGTCAAGGAGCGGGTTCGGATCCTCGGCGTCGAGGTATTCCGCCATCTCCTGCCGCTCGGGGATCATCATCGCCTCGGCGGCGGCGTTCACGCCGCCCTCGATCATCATCGTGGTCAGGATCGCCGCGCGGCCCGGCGCGCCGAGCGGCGCCGTGGCCAGCGTGACGGGATCGATCAGGCCGGATCCAAGACGGCCGAGCGTCTGCGCGCCGATCCGTCCTTCCGGGGCGTTGCCCAGGACGGCGTCCGCGTCCCCGTAGTCGCGGCGCATCAGCTGTTGCAGATAGGGCCAGAACGCCTCGTCGCTGAAGGGCAGGTCGCTCGCGATCATCGGATCCTTGGCGACCTGCTCCTTCCGCGCGGCCAGGGCCCGGCGGCGGCGCTGGCCGAGCGGATCGCCGCGCCGCACGCTCTGCATGCGCTCCGCCGGCGACAGGGGCTCGACGCCCGCGGCCGCCTCGATCTCCTCGATCAGCGCGGTCTCGTACTGGGCGCGCTGGTTGAAGACGTTGCGCTCGAGGCGATCCGCCCGCCAGCCGGCGGCCACGGTTTCGGCATAGGTCGGGATCTTTGTCGTCAGCGCCGGCGTCTCGGAGGCCAGCGCCTCCATGCCTTTCAGCCAGAACGTCATCGCGCGGCCTCCCGCAGGAGGCCGGGGATGGTGAAGCGCCAGGTCTGACCATCAGGCAGGGTGAGCTTCTCGCCCTGGTACAGCATCATGTACTCGCCGCCGCCGATGGCGCGCAGCGTCATGTGGGCGAGGTCGCGGACGGTCACCGGCACGCCGGCGATCTCCGGCGCCGCGCCGTCCCTCGACATGGCTGCGAGCTGGCCGGCCAGAAAGGCGTCGTCGGAAACGTTCTGGGCGGCCGCGGCGACGCCCCGCCGATCGCCCTTGTCCAGCGTCCGCCGGCCGAGCTTGCCGAGCGCGACCTCGACGTCGGCCGCGCCCACGCCGGCAGGCAGCGCGGTCAGCTCGCCGCGCACCGTCTGGATGCCGCCCTTGACGTCCTTGTTGTTCTTCCTCGGGTCGGGATCCACGACGCCCGTGCCGCCGAGAACCTCGTGCACGGCCTGCCGATAGACCACCTCGTCGATGTCGGTCCCGGCGGGCTGCCGCCGCACGCGGGCGGCATAGAGCGCGTCGGCCGCCTTCTGGACCGCGCCCTGCATCATCTCGCCGCCGTCGACGTCGGCGAACAGGTTGCCGACCTGGGCGAAGGTCGGCCCGAGCCGATCGGCCCGCGACGGCATCACCACCGTCTCGGCCTCGATCGCCTGCTGGCCGCGGAACACCTCGCGCGCGACGCCGGCGGATCCGCCATCGGCCAGCAGCCCGGAGACATGGCCGAAGACCTCGTCGCCGGCGATCGCCGCGGCCGCGTCCGGCCCGAGAACGCCGCCCAGCGTTCCGGCAAGCGCCACCCGCTCCGCCGGATCGCGCTCGAGGCCGGCGGCTTCCTTCAGCACCGCCTGCTCGTCGAGGGTGAGCGGGATCGCGACGCGGGCATAGCCCTCGCCCTCGATCGTGCTTCGCGCGTAGGCCGCGCGGTCGCGCAACGCCCTGACGAAGCCCCCCGGCGCGGCGGCGTCGAAATCCGGCAGGTCCGGAACGGCCATCCCCACGCTTGCCGCCATGGCGATCGGGTCCTTGCCCCAGCCTTCGTTCGCCTTCGCAAAGGCGCCCTCGAGCACCTTCAGGCGCTCGTTCTGCCACTTGCGGACGATAGGCTGGGCGCGCTCCTCCTGGATCATCGCCGCGATCTCCGCCGGCGGCGCGGACAGTATCGCGCCCCGGTCGCGCATCAGCTCGCCGGCGGCCATCGTCTCGGCGAATTCCGGACGATCCTGCGCGCGCGCGTCGGAAAGCAGCGCCAGCTGCCCGGCGCTCGGCATGCGCCCCGCGGCGAAGATGTCGCGGATCTCGCCCAGCTCGTCCCCGATCGCGTCCGACGCGACCTTGGCCTGGCGCTCGGCCTCGACAGACGCGGCGGCGATGTCGTTCGCCGCCTTGATCCGCACGTTCTCGGCATAGACCGGGTCCAGCCCCTCGTACTCGCCCCGGTCCAGCGCGGCGACGACGCCTGCCGGATCGGCCTCGAGATGCCGCAGGACGGCCGCCTGCTCGCCCTCGGCGGCGGCGCGGCGCAGGATGTCGCCGCCTTGCTCGGGGGTGATCCTGCCCGACGCGATCCCGTCGGCGACGCTCTCGGTCAGCTCCTGCAGCCCGGCGTCGCGGCTTCCGCGATCCGACCCGGCGGCGGCGCCGACATAGGCGTTCGTCTGCTCGTCCAGCGCGGCGCGCCAGGCGCTGTTGCGCCCCTCGAGCGCGCGCGCGCCGATGCGCAGCGTGTAGCCGTTCGCCAGCTCGTCATAGCTGGCCTCGACCCGGGCGCGGTTGCGCGGATCGACCCCGGCCATCGACTGCGCCCGCAGCGCGCCCGACCGCTCGACCCAGGCGGCGTCCAGCGCGTCGGGATCGCCGATCCCCTCCATCTCGAGGGCGAGCTGGCCCAGGTCGCGCTGGATGCGCGAACGGGCAACGACCATCTCCCGGTCCAGCCGGTCGGTCTCCATCGCCTCGCCGATCTGGCCGAGACGCTGGCCGAACTGCGCCACGGCGTCGCCGGTCCCCGGGGCCTCGACGCGGACCTGCGCCGCGCGGCCGCCGGCCAGCTCGGCGAGCGGGATGATGACGCCGCCGCTCACGCGGCCACCCTCCGGTCAGCGAGGCCGGGCCAGATGGTCGGGGCCTTGCTCAGCAGCGACGTCGCGGCGCTGAGCTTGCCCGTCAGCAGCGCCGTCGTCCCGCGCGCGCGCCAGGCGCGGCTTTCGGCGGTCAGCTCGGTGTCGCGGGCGGCGGCGCCCGAGCGCACCGACTGGCTGGCAAAGCTCAGCTCCTTCGCGGCGGTCTGCCCGAGGAGGACCGCGGTCGGGCTGTCCAGCGAGACGCCCCGCGCGGCGAGCTCGGCGCGCTGCTGCGCGATCGCGCCGCGCATCCGCTCGCGCGTGCGCTGGTCCTCGACCGCGGACAGCGCCCGCTCGACCCCTGCCTGGCGCTTCGCCAGGCGGGCGTTCATGGCGGCGGCGTCGGCCTCCGCCTGGCCCTGCATCAGCGACCCGCCGACGCTCGCCGCCAGGCCGGCATAGCTCGCGATCTGGCCGAAGGTCAGGCCGCCGGCGGCGGCGCCCGCGGCCGCCCCGCCGGCCGCAGCCGCCCCGCCCGCCGCGGCCGCGCCGCCGCCGAACATCGACCCCATGAACGCGCCGATCGCCGGGATGCACATCGCTCAGCCTCCCGAGACTTCGGCGATCGCGGTGGCCGACAACAGCGTCATCGGCGCGCCGCCCACGGGGCGCAGGCGGTACGACACCTCGCCGGCCCAGCCGCTCGGGACGGGGGCGTTGATCACGCCCGACCATCCCGAGACCAGGTCGGCGGGAACGGGCTGGTTGGCGACGTCGGTCCAGGCCCCGGCGACCTCCGGCCGCCCGAAGTCGCGCATCACGACGCACATCTCCGCCGCCGCGGTGCGGTGCCAGCGCAGCCCCATCGCCTTGACGCGCTTCTGGCGGCCGAGCGCCGATCCCTCGCGGACCTGCGCCGACACGTCCAGCAACTCGATCAGGTGGGTCGGATCGTGCAGGCCGACGACGGCGCGCGTGACGGCGTCGTCGAGCTCGATCGCGCCGCCGGTGACGACGCGCGGCGGCATCGCTCCGCGGTCGCTCCAGACATGCACGCTCTCGCCCTCGAGATGGTCCAGGCCCGAAACGGCGCTGAAGGGCGCGCCGGTGACGACGGTCGCCGCGAACAGGTGCACGGCCTGCGAAACCGGGGCCGCGCCCGACAGCACGGAATAGAACGGGGCCAGCTCCTCGACGCGGCGCACGGTCGCGCCGCCGATGACGCGCCGCACGACCAGCGTCACGACGTCGGCCACGCCGGCGGCGTCGGTCGACACGCACAGGCTCTCGACGATCCCGCCGGCCAGGGGCACGGTCGCCCAGCCGAGCACGTCCTCGGCCGCGTCATGCACCATGACGGCCAGGTCGCCGGTCGACCGGCGCAGCCAGGCCAGGCGCATCGGCGCGCTCTGCCAGTGGATTTCCTCGAGGCCGACGGCGCCGATGTGCTCGCCCGGCAGGCTCAGTTCCACGGGCTGGGTCGCGTCCTGGTCGAACGCATAGCGCATCTCGAAGACGCGGGCCCGGTCGCGCGCGATCATCACCGGCTTGCCGTCCGGGGCGATCGGCTGCACCGGGCTCGCGCCCACGGTGCTGTCCAGCCCGAAATCCGCACTGGCGGGGCCGATCGGCGCGCTCTTGTCGCCGCTCGCCCGCGTGGAATACTCCTCGCCGATCGCGCCGACATGCAGCCCGCGCGACCCCGGCTGCAGCCAGACGATGCTGTTCAGCGATCCGCCGGTGGCGGCGAGGGTGTAGCCGAAACTCGCGTCGGCCTCGACGCCGGGCTCGAAGTCGAGATACCCGCCCACGGCGCTGGCCCAGATGCCGCGCGGGTTGCGCGGCGTCGCGGCCAGGAACAGCCGCTGCTGCCACAGGGCGATCGCGGCGGGCTGGCCGTTTTTCTCGGACCAGGCCCCTTCGCTCCAGCGAAAGGTCGGGGCGCTGACCACGCCCGGGGGCAGGCGCTTGACCACGCGCGCGGTGACGCTGTTGGCGTTCGTGTAGGCGGTGATGCGCACGATGCCGACCAGGTCGGAGATGTAGCGCCAGTCGGGGCCGGACCGGCCGGTCTTGACGGTGCCCTCGCGATGGATCGGCGGGTTGACCCCGGTGGTGTTGTCGCCGCCGGTGTAGGTGACCTCGTAGATGTGCCCGTCATGCCGCCAGCGCTCGCCGACATTCGTCGGCCGCTGGCCCTCCCAGGTGGGAATGGTCTCGTCGTCGACGGCGCGCAGCCGGAACAGGCCGCCGACATGGGCGGCGACGAAGGGCGAGCCCACGCCGGTCAGCGTGATCGCCGCGCCCGTCTCGGCCGAGGCCTGGACGGTGACGGCCTCGTCGTCGTTCTCGAGCTCGAACGGGCCGCGCTCGAACGCCGCGGGCGAGATGGTCCAGCTGTTCAGCGCCAGCCGCGCCAGGCGCTGCGGCCGCGTCTGCCCGTCGACCAGGTAGATGACGTCGGCCGACTGCACGAACTTCAGGCGGCGGACGGCGGCGAGCGAATAGGGGGTCACCAGCTCATAGGGGCTGCCGCCGCTGGTCACCAGCACGCCGTAGCGCCAGACGCGCATGCGCAGGTTGGAGAACTCCAGCACGACGGCGTCGTCCTCGGCGAACTGGAACGCGATCAGCCGCGCCGAGGCGTTGCCCCGGGTCGCGCCGCGGTGGATCGTGCCCGGGCTGCGCGTCACAGCGCCCTGGCGCAGCGGGATGAACCCGCGGCAGGTGCGCAGGCCGGACTGGACCCGCTGGTAATCCTCGCGGCCGTAGAGCAGCGGCGAAACCTCGCCGGCCGAAAAGCTGCGCTGGCCCGGGTTCTGCCTCATCGCAGGCCGCCCGAGAAACCGGGGGCCAGCGCGGCGCCGACCCAATCCGGCTCGCGCTCGCGGCCGTCGTACCGGCCCTGCGAGGCGGCGTTGCGATCGGCCCGGGCGGCGCGGGCCAGATACTCGGCCGACATCTCCAGCAGCGCCTGGGCCCGGTTGTTGCTCGTCGTCCAGCGCAGGGCCAGCAGGCTCGCCAGGCGCGCGGCGACGGCGGTGCGGAAGTTCGCGCCGAGCAGCGTCTCGTCGCTGATCATCCGGGTGTACCGGACATGCAAAGGCCCGGCGGCGTCGGCGCGCAGGCGGTCGGCGTCCAGCCGCCAGCGGACGCCGCAGGGCCAGACGTCGAGCATCTTCACGAAGTCGCTCGGCCGCTGAAACGAGAACCCGAGCTCGGGATCGCCGGCCGGCTCGTCGACCCGCGCCAGCTGCGCCGCGACGCGGGCAAACGACCATTCCCCGTGCTCGAGGCAAATCCTCAGCGCCTCGGGATACTGCTCGGCCGCGCTGATCGCCTGCTCGCTGTCGTCGTCGAGCGAGCTGATCGGCTGCATTTCCAGCAGCCGAAAGGCCTGGGCGGCGATGCCCGACTGGGCGATGGGGGTGGGCATCGCGCTCAGCCGGTCAGAGGTTGTCGATCCACTCGATGATGAAGTTCATCGACCCGTCGCCGGTCGCGTTGGCGGCGGCCTGGAAGATCAATTCGATCTCCGCATTCGGGTTCGCGGCCAGGCCGACATGCTGCCACAGGCGGGTGGCGGCGGCCGCCTCGATCGCGGTGACCGGGAATTCCTCGACCGACGCGCTGGTGGTCTTGGTGAACAGCGCCGCCGGCGCGCCGGCGATGCCGACGCGGGTGGTGGCGAAGCCGAGCCCGGCGTTGTGGAAATACGTGCCCGGCCCGAGGATCACGTCCGAGGGCAGCCGGATCAGCCGGTAGACCGAGTTTGCGCTGTCATCGGCGGCGTTGACGATGCGGCCGGTGGCGCGCCGCACGTTGCCCTTGACCAGGCGGGCGTCGGGCACCGGGCCGCCGATCTGCGCGGCGCGGTACAGGGTGGACTTCAGGTTGACGACGGCCATCGCGGCCTCCTCGTTCAGCGATGTGACGGGGGCGGGGCCGGCGAGCGGCCCCGGCGGGGGCTCAGCTCTCGACGCACTCGATGACGCGGACCTGCAGGTCCTCGACGCGGGCGCAATCCATGTAGGCGTCGATGTGCCAGTAGGGGATGTTGCGCTTGCTGGTGTCGTTCCACATGGCCGTCTTCACGTCCTGCCAGACGCCGAGCTTGATCCCCTCGCGGATCCAGACGGGGCAGGAGCGGACGGTGGCGACCTTGGGCAGCGCGTTGATGTGGACGAACTCGAACCCCATCAGCTGCGTCACCTTGCCGTCGCGCAGCTGCGGCTGCTCCAGCTGGTTCAGGTCGGCCGTGCCGGTCTCGACGATGCCGAGCAGGTCGTCGTCCTGGTTCTGGGTGATCGCCATCACCGGCGTCACCCGGTCGAGGTCGACCTCCGACAGGCCGAGCCCCTTGCGGACGGCGCGCAGCTTGGCGATCGTCAGGCCGAGCGCCGCGGCGGGGACGATGTTGCCGCCCGGCAGGGCGATCCCCGCGCCGCCCGGGCGCTTGCCCTCGACGACGCTGCCCAGGATGCCGCCCTCGCCGACGGTGCCATCCTCGTTCAGCCCGAGGATGCAGTCGTCGATGCCGCGACCGATCGCCATGGCGCCGTTCTGGATCAACTCGGAGGTCGGCTCGCCGATCTGGCGGAACGTGTCCTCGGCGTCGATATAGTCGCCGACCGCGATCGGGTCGCGATAGATCAGCCAGCGCCGACGCCGCGGCGCGGTGATCTCGATGTTCGACCGACGGCGACCGACGTCGCGAACGGCCTTCACGGGGTCGATCAGGTTCGCGGCGACCGCGCCCTCGCCCGAGCAGGGCTTCTCGACGACGTAACGCCGCAGCTTCGACCCGAAGCGCTGGGTCGCCAGCTGGGTGTTGGCCTCGAACTGGAGCTTGTGGTGCTGCTCGACGAGCAGGTCCTTGGGCATGTGCCCCTCCGGAAAAACACGGGTTGCGTGGATTTTCGAAGGGGGTGCCCGGCAGCCGGACCGCTTCTGCGCGTCAGGTGCGCTACCCCGCCGGTGTTCCCGGCTCCCAGACGGACGGCGCGCTGTCGCGGTGAGCCGGTCCCCGTCGAATTGGGCGGAATCGTCTCAAATACGCGGAAAGGTTGTCAAGCCCTTTCCGCGCTGTCGCTCAGGCCGCCCGCAGCGCCCGCAGCGCGGCGTCGCGGGTCTTCAGCAGCTTGCGCACCGCAACCTGCTGGCCCTGGCCGGGAGGCAATGCGCGCAGCAACGCGCGGCCCAGGCTCTCGAACCGATCCGACAGGCGCTTCTCCGCGCCGGTGAAGCCGCGGCCAAAGACGCGCGCGGCCTCGAGCTCGACCGGGTCGAGGTCCTCGTCCTCGAGCTCGGCGTCCGGCTCCGGCGAAGGACCGGGATTGGCCT